TCGCCCGTAAGAACGGGAAGAGCACCATTGCCGCAGCGATCATGCTGTATCACCTGATTGCCGATCGTGGCGATTCACAGCGTCAGGTAATCGCTGCCGCCAATGACCGCAATCAGGCGCGCATGGTTTTCGACTCCGCGAAGCAAATGGTGAACGCTTCCCCGAAGCTCAGCGCCGTATGCAACGTTCAGCGTGACGTGATCCGGTACAAGGACAACACTTACCGGGTCGTGTCGGCGGACGCCGGACGGCAGCAAGGTTTGAACCCTGCCGCTGTGTCGCTCGATGAGTACGCGTTCAGCAAGAACAGTGATCTGTTCGACGCGCTGACGCTCGGTTCCGCTGCCCGTAGTCAGCCCATGTTCTTGATTATCTCGACCGCTGGGCCCGACCCTGACGGCCCCTTCGCGGCACTGTGCGAGCAAGGTGAGCGCGTCAACTCCGGCGAAGCCGATGACCCGACGTTGTTCTATCGGTCATGGGGCCCGAAGCTGGGTGAGACGGTCGACCACCTTGACCCCGAAGTGTGGGCGCGCTGCAATCCGTCGTACGAGATTCTGAATCCCGACGACTTCAAGGCGGCAGCACAGCGCAGCACTGAAGCAAGCTTCCGAATCTACCGGCTCAGTCAGTTCGTCCGTGGCGCGTCGACATGGTTGCCGCATGGGCTTTGGGATTCGTTGGCTAAGGCTGACGACCCGCTTGAGCCTGGGGACGAAGTGGTATTGGGCTTCGATGGTTCTTGGAAGGGTGACAGTACGGCGCTTGTCGCCTGCCGCGTACGTGACCTGAAGGTGTTCGTCCTGGGTCACTGGGAAGCTCCGGCCGATGATGTGCATTGGCGCGTTCCCATGGCCGACGTACGTGACGCCCTACACGAAGCGCTCGACGTCTACCGGGTGCGCAACCTTGTTGCCGACCCGTACCGCTGGGAAGAGACGCTAGACAATCTCGAAGCCGACGGCTTCCCGGTTGAAGCGTTCCCGACCAACTCACTGAAGCGAATGATTCCGGCGACTCAGGCCGTGTACGACGCGTGCCGTGACGGTCGGCTTTGCCATGACGGCAACCCGGCTCTTGCCCGGCACATCGGTAACGCCGTCCTGAAGGAAGACAAGAACGGCGCCCGGGTCACGAAGGAATACGCGGCAAGCCGTCGAAAGATCGACCTTGCTATTGCCATGGTCCTAGCCGTTCACGGCGCTGTGATGTGGCGCGAAGACAACGGCGCTCACGTCGGCACGGCGATTCTCGCCACGTGGGAAGGCGACGACGGGCAGGTGTTCACGTCCGGCTACGCCGACGACTCTGACGACTTCTTCTCTGATATCTGACCCGACTACTCACGTGAGTAGTCGCACTCTCCCGAAGGGGGCACTGTGGGTTTTTGGTCTGCACTCTTCGGGCGGGGGGAATCTCCGGCGCTTGAAGGTCGAGCCTGGGAACCGTACGACCCGGGCGTTTACAGCCTGGGGGCAACGGCGGCTTCAGGTGAGCGTGTAACGCCGCACGAAGCGCTTCAGGTGTCAGCGGTCTTCGGGTGCGTCCGTCTCCTGTCAGAGACGATTGCAACCCTGCCGCTGACGTCGTACAGCAAGCGGGGCGGAGCGCGCCGAGAGATCACGTCGCCGGAATGGCTCGACTACCCGAACGCCGAACCCGGCGGCATGGGTCGAATCGACATTCTGTCTCAGACGGTTCTTTCGCTTCTCCTTCAGGGGAACGCGTTCCTTGCCGTCCGCTGGGCTGGGCCGAACATCGCTGGGCTTGACGTGCTCGACCCGACGAAGATTCACGTTCACATGGTCATGGTCGACGGTCTTCGCCGGAAGGTGTTTGAGGCGTACGACATTGACGCCGACGGGAACGAAGTTCTGTTGGGTTGGTTCACGCCGCGCGACGTCCTTCACATTCCCGGGATGATGCTTCCCGGTGAGTTCGTCGGTTGCTCACCGATCACGTATGCGCGTGAGTCCATCGGGCTTGCGCTTGCGTCCCAGAAGTACGGTTCGAAGTTCTTCGCGAACGGCGCCATGCCTGGGGCAGTGGTTGAAGTTCCCGGCACGATGAGCGAAGAAGGGCTTGCACGTGCGCGTGAAGCGTGGCGTGCCGCTAACTCCGGAGTCGACAACGCGCACCGCGTAGCGCTTCTCACTGAAGGTGCGAAGTTCAGCAAGGTCGCAATGTCGCCGGACGAAGCCCAGTTTCTTCAGACTCGACAGTTTCAGGTTCCCGAGATTGCGCGCATATTCGGCGTGCCTCCGCACCTGATCAGCGATGCAACTAACTCGACTTCATGGGGCAGCGGGCTTGCTGAACAGAACATTGCGTTCAGCATGTTCAGTCTCCGCCCATGGCTTGAGCGCATTGAGGCGGGCTTTAACCGTCTGCTCTTCGCTGAGACTGCCGACCGGCTGAAGTTCGTGAAGTTCAACCTTGACGAAATTAAGCGTGGCGCTCCGAAGGAACGAATGGAGCTTTGGAGCCTGGGCCTTCAGAACGGCATTTACAGCATTGACGAAGTGCGTGCCGCTGAAGACATGGCGCCCCTTCCTGACGGACTGGGCGAGTCGTACCGGGTGCCGCTGAACCTGGGTGACATTGGCGAAGAGCCTGCCCCGGAACCGGCCCCTACTCCCCCAGCGATCGAAGCCCCCGCACCTGAGCCGGACGCACAAGAGCCGGACGTGACGCCGGACGAACAAGCGCCGGACAACGAAGGGGAAAACAAGGATGACGGAAACGCGTGAACTTCGCGTTGCCGTCGGAGCACTTGAAGAGCGCGCGTCGGAAGACGGGCGCATTTCTATGCGCGGGTATGCCTACCGGTTCAACGAACTGAGTCAAGACCTGGGCGGCTTCCGGGAACGCATTGTTCCCGGGGCCGGTGCTCCGTCGCTGCAACAGAACGACGTGTATGCCACGTTCAACCACAACTCATCGGCGTTGCTGGGGCGTACTTCGTCCGGCACGCTCCGGGTTGGTGAAGACCGCGAAGGCGGTTGGTACGAGGTTGATCTACCGGATACGACGGTTGGCCGTGACGTTGCTGAGCTTCTGAAGCGCGGTGACCTTCAGGGTTCGTCCTTCACGTTCCGTGTGATTGACAACGGGCAGCGCCGTTCCGCTGAAGACGACCCTGAGACGGGGCTTCCCATTCGGGAGATCACGTCAATGGACGTCCGGGAACTGGGGCCCGTTACCAACCCTGCATATCTCACAACTCAGGCTTCTCTTCGCTCCGTTGAAGAAGCGCTGAGTATCGGGGAGTTCGCGCCCCCGGCTTCTGACGAAGAGCGCGATTCCCAGTCGGACGGCGACACAGCCCCGGCTTCCCACCCTGACGCGCGTGCCCTTGTTCGCGCGCTTTCTAAGTAAGGAGTGTCCGCATGGACGCGACTACCCTGAGCGCCAACTTTGAGGCGCGCGAGCGTGCGACCGCTGAGCTTCGGGCGCTGACTGATGAGTTCGCCGGTAAGCCCATGGACGCCGACGCGACCGCGAAGGAAGAGCGCCTTCTCTCCGCCGTCGCTGACTTTGACGGCCGTATCAAGCGTGGCATTGAGGCAATCAAGGCGACCGACGCTGTGACGTCGCTTCTGTCGGGCCTTCAGGGTTCCGGCTCCGGCGCCCAGCGCTCCGCCGACGTTGACGACGACGCCACCCTTCGAGCGGGCAACCTGGGCGAAGCGCGTTCCTTTGAGTTCGCCCCGGAGAAGCGCGACGGCACGAAGGCCGCGAACCCGAACGTGCTGAGCCGCACCCTTTACGGTCAGCTCATTGCTCAGGCGGTCGAGCGTTCCGCGATCATGCGCGGTGGCGCGACCACGTTCACTACGTCCGACGCCAACCCGCTTGACTTCACTGTCATCACGGGTCGGTCGACCGCTTCGATTGTCGGTGAGACTGCCGAGATTCCTGAGTCTTACCCGGCGACCACTCAGCGCAGCATGGGCGGGTTCAAGTACGGCTTCGCTTCTGTCGTGTCGTATGAGTTCGCCACTGACCAGGTTCTTGACCTTGTCGGCTTCCTTGTCTCCGACGCCGGTCCGGCTATCGGTGACGCCATGGGGCGCCACTTCATCACGGGTACCGGTACCGGTCAGCCGCGCGGCATTCTGACCGACGCTTCTCCGGCCACTGCCACGTTCGCGCTGACCGACACGGACAGCAAGGTTTCCGACGCCCTGATTGACCTTTACCACGAGGTCCCCAGCGCGTACCGGGCGAACGCGAAGTACGTTGTGAACGACCTTCGCGCGGCTCAGATGCGCAAGCTCAAGGACGCGAACGGTCAGTACCTGTGGCAGTCCGGTCTTACCGTTGGCGCTCCGTCCACCTTCAACGGCAAGGTCGTTGAGACTGACGACGGTATGCCGGTCGACAAGATCCTGTTTGCCGACCTGAGCAAGTACCGTGTCCGCTTCGCCGGTTCGCTGCGTGTCGACCGTTCGGTTGACGCGAAGTTCAGCACTGACCAGATTGTTTACCGGTTCCTTCAGCGTGCTGACGGCCTTCTGGTCGACGCGCGCGGCGCGAAGGTTCTGACCGTTGGTCCGGGTGCCTGATCCTTCCTAGGTGTGGGGGCGCTCCGTCTACTCACGTGAGTACTCGGGGCGCCCTTGCCCTGGGTCCCTTGGAAGGGGCGCAGCGTGGCATACGCGACGATTGAAGAGCTTCGCGCGCTTGACGGGTTGGATGACGCTTCGCTGTTTTCCGATGAGCTTCTGTCCGAAGCAATCGACTTCTCTGTTGAGACGGTTGAGGCGTACACGGGTCAGAAGTGGGATACCGCAGAGAACCCGACTCCGGAAACGATCCGTTGGTGCGTGCGCACCCTGGGGCGGCAATACGTGCTCGACCATGTGTCGCGCATTCCTGATCGTGCCCTTCAGCTTCAGTCTGAGTTCGGCTCGATTCAGCTTGCCCAGGCTGGGGGTAGTTGGCGCCCGACGTCGCTGCCCGAAGTGAACGCGAAGCTGAACCTGTATCGCGTCCGCCTTCCGTTCATCTTCATGTGAGGGGTTGCGTGTGGCGCTGATCTTTGACGCGAAGGTTGCACTGTTCAACGCACTGAAGGCCGCTGTGCCGACGGGCGTTCAGTGCACCTTCGCTGAGACGGGGGACAACTCCCGTAGAAAAGCTGTGTGGTTGGGGGCGACCACTGACGACGACCTTGCCCCAGCGGCTATGCGCTCCGGCGCGAAGCCAACCAACGTGACCGGCTACGTAGAAGCGCACGCCGTTGTCACGACCCCGGGCAATCCCATTGACGCTGAGCGTGCCGTGTACGAGATACGCGACCACGTGAAGGAAGCTTGCGCGGCCTTGAATGCCGACCTTGCTTCGGTGCCCGGCTTGCTCGACGTACGGCCTGAGTCGGCTTCCGTCGAATCCACTGAAACCACTGACGGCGCGTACTCCGCGCTGACCGTTCGCGTCCGTGTTCGTGGGCGCGTCTACCAATAGAAGGGGGCGCACGCATGGCGCTTGACGCAAGCATTGGCATTGGGCGGGAAGACACTTACGGGACCCTGTCCGCCGACGTTGAGGGATACGAGGGGCAGGCGGATAGCTGGAAGACCACTCGTGAGTTCATTGAGTCTGTCGGCTTCCGGGCCGGTATGCAGACGGCACGCGCTGACCGGCGGAACGTGGTCAACATGGGTGGCGAAGGTGAGCTTGAAGTTGACCTTCTGGACGCTGGGGCCGGTTCCCTTCTGACGTCGGCGTTCGACAAGGTCACGGTCACCGACACGGGCGGCGTACGGACTACGGTCCTTGAGACGTCCGACGTGACCCAGGCGCCTTCATTCTCCGCTCAGATGGTTCGCCCTGGGACCGACGGCACGAAGGCGGCGTACAAGCACAAGGGCTGTGTTGCAACTGAGTGGTCACTGACCGCTGAAGTTGAAGAGGCTGTGAAGCTCAACGTCACGTTCGACTTTCAGGACGTCGAGCACACGACCAACCCGGCTCAGATCATCGCGCCCGTGTACCCGGTTGAGGCGTACCCGTACGACTGGACCCGGACCGGGGTCGAGCTTTCGAAGGACGGCAGCGCGGTTGCGTTCGACGCCACTTCGCTTGAGCTGACCGGTGACCTGGGCATGAAGACGGACCGGCGCTTTCTGCGCGCGAATGAGCTGAAGAAGAAGCCCGTTCGCAACGCTGTGCCGACGTACGAAGGCACCCTTGAGGGTGAGTTCAGCGCGTCTTCGCTGACCCTGTACGAAGCCTTCATTGCGGGTGAGCTGTGCTCCCTGAAGGTCGAGTTCACGGGTGTGCTGCCCGGCTCTTCGCTGACCGTTGAGGCTCCGGCGATTCAGTTCACGGGTGAGTCTCCCGAAGCGGCTACCGACGAAGTCACCGTTCACAATCTCCCCTTCCGCATTCTCGACCCGGGCACTCCGGGCGTGGCTGCAATCAAGCTCACGTACGTCGAGCCGGGTACGCCGGTCGAGCCGTAATGGCGCAGCGAAGTGCGTACACAATTCGTGTCGACGGACTTCGTGAGTTTCAGCGGAATGTACGGAGCCTGAAAGACAAGGAACTGAACAAGGCCGTGCGCGAAGCCAACAAGGCTTCCGGCGAAGTTCTGATCCCCCAGGCGAAGCACGAAAGCCCGGACGGTAAGCGCGACTCTAAGTCGAGCAAGAAATACCGTCCGGGCAAGCTGGACAAGTCCATTAAGGTCACGGCTTCCGCGAAGGGCGCCGTCATCAAAGCCGGTTCGGCTTCACGCGTTCCCTATGCCGCTGCAATCCACTTCGGATATCGCAAGCGCAACATACGCCCGAACCGGTTCCTTTTCCGTGCCATGGCCCGTAAGTCGGACGTCGTGGCCGCTACGTACGAACGCCGCATTGACGCCGTCGTTCGCAAATTCTTGGAGAGTTGATATGCCCGCTAAGAAGCCTGCCTTCGTTGCCCCCGACAACTTCACCCTTGACCTGAAGCTTGATTCTCTGACGCTCGATGAGATTGACGCAATCGAAGAGATCACGGGTCAGCCGCTCGACGCGCTGAACAAGCCGGGTGCTCGACGCGCCCCGATGCTGAAGGCCATGGCGTACGTGACCATGAAGCGGAAGTATCCCGACTTCACGATTGAGGACGCTGGGGCGCTGCGTATCAACCTGAAGGGCAAGGGCAAGCCGGACCCTACCGAAGCCAACGCGTGATTGCTTGCGCACGTCTTGTCTCCCACTTCCGTGGGCTGAGTTGGACGGACGTGCGCGGCATGGAACTTCGAGACTTCAACGCGTTGGTTGAACAGATGGCTGAAGACATTGAGGCGGAACAGAAAGAGCTTCGCCGGTCTTCGCGTGGACGTAGTGGCGGCAGTAGCGGCACGGCTAGCGGCAGTGAGCGACGCACGCCGGTTATGACTTAGGGGGTGCGTCGTGGCTAGGCCAATTCAGGTCACCATTATGGGTGACGCCGACCAACTGTCACGGACTCTTGATGAAGCGTCCGATGAGATCAGTTCGTTTGGTGAGACGGCGGGCAAACTTGCTGCGGTTGCGGGTGGCGCTATTGCCGTCGGCATCGGCGCCGGTATCGCTGACGCCCTTGAGCGGGAAGCCGGGAACGATGTTCTGACGGCCCAGTTGGGCGCGTCTCCGGCTGAGGCAAAGAAGCTGGGTGAAGCGGCAGGCTCCGTGTACTCCGCCGGTTACGGCGAATCGGTGGCCGACGCGAATGAGGCGCTGAAGAACCTTTGGCAACAGGGGCTTGTTCCCGCCGGAGCGACCGCCGACGAAATGGCGAACATTTCGAAACAGGCAATGGACGTGTCTACCGTCCTGGGTGACGACGTCGGGCCTACGGCTAATGCGGTCGGTCAGATGTTGAAGACCGGTCTTGCGAAGAACGCCACTGAAGCGTTCGACATTCTTGTGAAGGGCACCCAGGAAGGCGCCAACAAGTCGGAAGACTTGCTTGACACCTTCAATGAGTACGGCGTTCAGTTCAAGGGACTGGGCCTTGACGGCAAAACGGCAATGGGCCTTCTCTCCCAGGGGCTCAAGGGCGGCGCCCGTGACGCTGACCTTGTTGCCGACTCCCTGAAGGAATTCGGGCTTATCGTCCGCGCGGGTGGGGACACGGTCAATCAGACGTACGCGAAGATTGGCCTTTCCGGCAAGGACATGACGAAGGCCGTTGCCGAAGGTGGACCGGCGGCAGCGAAGGCGCTTGACCAGACTCTTGACAAGCTTCGCGCTGTAAAGGACCCGGCGGAGCGTTCGGCGTTGGCCGTGAAGCTCTTCGGGACCCAGGCTGAAGACCTTCAGGGTTCGTTGTTCAAGCTCGACCCTTCGAAGGCCGTTGAGTCGCTGGGCAAGGTCGACGGCGCCGCGAAGTCGGCAGGCGACACGATGCACGACAACGCGTCGAACAAGATGAAGGAATTCACCCGGAGCCTGACGACGGGCCTTGTTGACGTCCTGGGCGGCACGGTCATTCCCATGGTCGAAGCGTTCGCTTCCAAGCTGGGCGGCGTGGCGTCGGCTATCCAGACAACGGCGTCGTTCATCTCTCAGCACAGCACGACGTTCGGAATCCTCGCCGGAGTGATCACGACTCTGATTCTGCCCGCGCTTATTTCCTGGGGCGTTCAGCAAGTCATTACCGCTGCGAGTGTGGTTACCGGCTGGGTCACTACGGCGGCGGCTTCGGTCACGTCGGCAGCAACCCAGGTAGCGGCATCGTGGTCGACCATTGGCGGGTGGATTG